AGCGTGCTACCAGAAACGCGTTTGATTCGATATTCATACGCACATAAACAGCAGTGCGTTTCAGGCTCTGCACATCCTCTGCCGGCGCTTCTTTTTCGGTCTGTGTCACCAGGTGATCGAAATATTCCACACGTTGCAGGGCTGACAACTCGCTCAGCATCAGTGATTCGCCGTTATACGTAAATTCCTTCTGTTGCAGAAAGTTCATTCGTTATTCTCCTGATGTCTCTTTACTTTTTGGTACTGAACGGGTTTCACCTTCAGCCGGTTTCATTTCTTCCGCCAGTGCCGGGCGGCCGGAGTTGGTGATTTTGATGGTACGGGTGATCACCTCTTTTGCCGGTACCGATTTACCCAGGCTGCTGACCCATCCTTTGAACAGATCAACCGCGCCGTTCGGATAGCGGATTTTGTAATAACGGACATCACCGGTATCAAACCAGCTGACCAGGTCTTTCTGTCCCTGCTCGCCGGGTTTCCAGGCCAGCGTGATATTGGCTTCACCGGCTGACTTTTCACCCTGAGCGGTTGCTTTCCAGTCGGCGTCCTCATCATCCAGATAGGTATCGTCGTAACTGTCAGCGCTGATTTCACCCGGCTGAAGCTCTTTGATTTTCGCCAGGCGCGTCCAGCCTTCGTCTGCCAGCGGGTTTTTGGTCGGGTCGTCTTTGCCGGTATAAATCCACAGCGTTGTGCCGGCGCCTTTGACAGGAGCCAGCGGATTAGGAGGTAAAGGCATAATTTTTCCTTACATTGAATACGTCAGGTGATATGTCAGATCGGCTGAGCCCCACAGGCACATTTCATCATCGCGCTGATAGTCGTAGCCTGCCGCTGACATGGTTTCGATAAGTCCGGCCAGTGCCGGTACGGATTGCATGGCGGGATAAATTTTGTCTTCCATCCATTCGTCCAGTTTTGAGTCCGGATTACTCGCTTTCAGGAAAACCTCAATATGCAGAACGGCCTGCCACTGGTCTTCATCCACAACATCATCCGTCGGCGAAGCGTCAGTGAGATACACCGCGACAACCGGGAGTTCAGACTCCTCAAGAAATACCGGGCGACCGTCATATACCTGAGTTTCCCCGAGGTGTGCCCGCAGGGCATCAGCCACCGTCAGCCGGATAGCGGAATGTTTATGCATCAGGGGAGCCTCGCTTTGATATACAGCCGGAGCTGATTTTTCAGTGCCTGCCCGAGTTCTTTCGGCATATCGGATTTAAGAAGTGATTCTGTTTCATCCGTAAATGCCTGTGTCAGCGGGGTTACCAGGGGGATCTTCACCACATCAATCGGATAACGTGAGTTACCGGTGCGCTGCATAACATGCCAGCGACCGTTTGCCAGTTGCTGAATAAACGCATCCTCAAACTTAAACCGCCCGATTTTCAGTACACTGCCGCGTCCGTGTTTATCACGCCGTTTGCGTGACAACTGAACCTTAGCTGTGCCGAGTGCAATGGCCGGGAGATTACCTCTGTTCACAAGTAACCGCGCACGGGGCACAGACTGTTTACTGCTTGCCCTGCGCAGACGGACACGCTGACGGATCAGCTTCTGCTGCAGTTGCGTTTCGCCTGATACCCTTTTGACACTGCGCCCTATCGCACGGACTGCAACCCGGTTTACGGCCTGAGCTGTGGCGACCGGTACCGCCGTGCCGCTGATTGTGTTCAGGTTATTAATCGCCTGCTGAATACCATCCATATTATTCACTCTCGATAAAAATATGGGGTTTACCGTTATAGCGCTGTACTCTGGTGATGATGAACTCAGTGATGCCGGTAACAATCCGATCTTTCCGGCGCGGCGTGACCCCCGGTGTGAAAATCACATAACTGACCCCGTCACCGCTGACCGGTCCCATTTCCGGAAGAAAATGAAACTCAACAGCACAGACAGGCTGATCATTCAGATAAATGACTTCCCCCATTTTTTCCGCTGTCAGTGCATCCATCCGGGACTTCATCTGCTGAAACGGGGTCATAGCGTTATCCCTGTGCCGCCGGCGGGAAGACGTTAATCTTCACAGCGGCATCTGCGTCACCGGCAGCCGCATCCTCCCAGGCTACGCCGATCACCACGCCGCCGGTATCCACCAACTGACCGTCTTTAACGGAAGCCGCCGCCCCCGCTTTAAGCACCAGCCCGTTTTTTTTAGGCAGCCGGAAAACCCCTTCGGCAAATCCGTCACCGGTTGCACCGGCGGCAATGTCTGTAATTGCCACCGCGGCCAGTGAGCCAACCTGTACCAGTGAACCGCTGGTAACGGATTTGGTTCCGCTGTTAACAATCGCGATGGTCATTCCCTGCTGCTGATAATTCTTAGCCATAATCGTCTCCGCGGCACCCGCAGGTGCCGGATTTCAGGTATAAAAAAAGCCCTCACGGGCGTTCATGATGTGATTCTCAGCCGGATTACCGGCCTTTCACCTGGATCATTCCGCGATAATCCAGCGGTGCCACGCCGGCATCAATACGGATTTTCGTGGTCACGCCGTCGGAGGTGAACCCTTCCTGCTGATCGATGTACGGGGTATCGATACCGTTCAGGTAGGCAACTTCAATGGTGTCACTGCCCTGAGAAGCAGCCATGTACCAGTCTTTTTCACTGTTATCGTCCAGACGCGGCTCAGTGATAATTTCCGCAATATTGCGGATCGGGTTAATGATATTGGCATTCACATCCGCCCCTTTCACGCTGCCGGAACCGACAACCTGAAGTGCGTGTGTTTCCAGTGCCGCCGGTACCAGCATAAAGGCCGGGCGGATATTCAGCGTACGTTCGCCCTCTTTCTGCTGGCGCATCAGCGTGCGGCCTTTGCTGATGGTTTCCACATCCATGCCGCCGGACAGCGTATTTTTATGATCAGCACTGAACAGGGCTTTGCCGTCACTCAGTTTCCCGTTATCTGTCAGCACGGCATACACCAGGTCACCAATGGTGGCTTTTGCGGCCCGGCCGAGTTTGTTCGGGATATCGGTCAGCGCATTCATATCATCGTTGATGATGGCCTGGCGGGTGATACTGAACAGTTCCCCGTACGTTGCCAGCGCAATGGTCTGCCCCTTGTCACCTGTGGTGACGTATTTATATTCTGCCCCTTCGCGCACCTGACGCAGTGACGGAAAACCACCGAGGCCGACACGGTGAGCGGTTTTAAAGTCGCTGAGCTGACCTTTCTTCGTCCACTTATCATAGGTTTCTTCCGCCTCTTCCCAGCCCGTCAGCAGGGATTTATAAGCCACATCCATCAGGATATTGCCGAAATCCGAAGTGCTGTGTGTGAATGCCGCAGCGACCATCTGCATCGGGTTCAGGGTGCTGATACCAATACCGCGCTCCGTCAGCGACATACGCGCCAGTTCACGCAGTGTCATGCTGTTATACGGGTTATCCGGCTGTGCTTCTTCGTGCCCGGCACGGGTCATGACCGATGCACGGATGCCGTCACCGGTGAAATTACCGTTACCTGCGTAGATATGAGCATTATTTTTGTTGCTTGGTGTGGATTCTGCCCCCAGTTTTTCCAGCAGTTTCGCACGGGCGTCTTCCAGTGAGCACTGCGTGTCAGTCACGCAATCCACCATCAGATCATTATGTTTGCCGCCGAACATGGCGAACAAGTCCTTAATGCCGTTCAGACGGGCTTGTTCCTGAGCGCGGATCTGATTCTGTACATCTGCATTATCCGGCTGCGCGACCGGCTGAGGCTGAGTCACGGTTGCGGCGGGCTGCGTCACCGGTACCGGGTCCGGCACGGAAACCGGTGTGGTCTGAGCGGTATTTTTCGGTGATACCTGGTTTTTAATAGCCTGTGGCATAGCAGTAAAGTCCTCGATACGTTTGGATGTGATACAGGCCATCGCCTGTACCGGGTCAGTAAGCTGATCAGCAAACCCGTGTGACAGACATTCATCGCCGTTCATCCAGGTTTCCTCTTCTAACATGGCGGCAATCTCTTCCGCCGTTTTGCCGGTTTTGGCGACATACGCCGGGATCAGCACATTTTCCAGCTTATCCAGCAGGTCGGCGTAATCCCGCATTTCATCCGCATCCCCCCAGGCAATTCCCCACGGTTTGTGGATCATCATCATGGCGTTTTCCGGCATAATCACAGTGTCACCGACCATGGCAATAACAGAGGCCATTGAGGCCGCCAGCCCGTCGATATAAACGGTGATCTTTGCATCATGGCCTTTCAGCTGGTTATAAATGGCGATCCCGTCAAACACTTCGCCGCCGGGGGAGTGAATATGCAGGTTAATCTGACTGACATCCCCCAGCGCCAGCAGCTCTTTTGAAAACTGCTTTGCCGAGATCCCCCAGCCGCCGATCTCGTCATAGATATAAATGTCCGCCGATTGGGTATCCGCCGCGGCTTTCATGCGGAACCAGCTTTTAACCGGTGCGGATGCTTTCGGGTTACTCGTCATCGTCCCGGGATTTGGCATCGTCAGGTGTTCCTTTGTCATTCGCCGGATCGGTGTCAAACACCAGCCCCAGCTTTCTGTTTTCATCAATTTCCGCTTTACGGCGGCGTTTTGTATCAGCAGGGCTGGAGCCTCTGGCCCGAACCCATTCCCCTTCGGTTGCCCCGCCGCCGCGCAGCAGCACCTGCCAGGCTTTGGCCTCTTTCAGCGGGTCAATCCACGGCATCACCGGGCCGCTGTAAACCGCATTCATTAAAGAAGCGGGATCAACATCCGGCGGTACATCAATCACCCCCTCCGCCACGGCCATTGTCAGCCAGCTGCGGTACATCGGGCGGGTCACTGCGGCCACAAACGCATCCTGTAAAATGCCGTAGCCCTCAAAAGACTCCACCAGCTCCTGGCGCTGGGCGCTGTAAGTGCCGTCATAATCACGTGAAATACTGGAATAACTGCCGCGGCTGCCGGCGGCTACTGCACGCAGCTGACCATTACGGAAGGATTGCAGGTTCGGGTTCGGGCGGTCAGATTTGACCATGCCGATATCCTCACCGGGTGCCAGTTCATCGAAGATAATGCCCGGCTCGATGTTCAGTTCCCTGTCCTCTGATGCATCATCGCCGTTATAGATATCCCCTTTTTTGATGTACATCCCGAGTGATGCAGCGATACGGGCAGCGGTGAGTTCCGCGTCCTCATAATCTTTCAGGGCACTCAGGCGGATCAGAATACCGGACAACAGACTGTGCCCGCGCAGCTGATGCAGGCGGCGGGTAAACTTCAGGTGCAGCATGTTTTCAGCGTCGATGGTTTTCAGATCCTGCGACCGGTACAGGGCTGACGGCATATTTTTATACACGTTGTAACTGACAGGCCGCCCCCACTCATTGAGTTTCACACCCTGGCAGATATTGCTGCCCGGCACATCCAGATTCAGCGGCACAAAGTCCGGCTCCAGCGCCTCAATCCAGAAATGCACCCCGTTTTCCCGCCTCAGACCTTTGGCCCGTCCGGACACCATCTGACCGAATACCTCTCCGTCACGCAGCCAGGTACGCGCCATCAGCCGTTCAAGTACCGGAC